AAAAGCCACGGGCAATGTGACGGTGATTGTGCCGCTGCCGGAATATCTGCCCCATTGGATGATCAATCCCCCGGCTTTGTTGGGGATCCGCGTATAGTCGTTTTGAGTAAAAGTTACGGATCTGAATGTCCCTATTAACCCCGTCGGAGTGACGGCGACGTTCCCGAGTGCCCCCGCCAGAGCTTCCGCCGCCGTCGCAAATCTTGAGATACCTGCGACCGTACTTGAAGCGTTGTCGATGGCGGCAACACCTTTTGCCGGATTTTGCAGCACCCATTTATTGGGAACGACATCATATGTTAATGTCAGCCAGTGCCCGGCCCCGGAAATGTCCCCGGCAACCAACGGCAGGTTGTTGCCTTTAACGATTTCTAAAGGTGCCATGGTGTCCACGGCGGGCGTGAAAGTCGGCGTGGCACTGGTATTAGCATATGCAGCCCGTACTTGCACGGTGGTCCTGGCTGCGGGAGCCGCTCCCTGCAGAGGCGAGGTGAAGCTGGCGACCAACGCATTGGCGGTACCGGTGGCCACGGAGGAATTGTAGGTCAAACGTCGGACGATATTAGCCAGGGCAGTCTGCGCTTGTGCGTTATTGCCAGCGGACAAAGCCACCCCGCCCGCTAAAATTAGCCCCACCAACTCCTCCTGCACCGCGTTGGCCCAGGCGGCGGTCATAATGGTGCCGAGGGTGTTGGCGGCCGGGTTGCCGTTGATGAACAGCCCGTCAGGCTCTCCTATTCTTTGCATAAGCGCTCCTTTTTATTCGTAAATGAAATACACAAAGGTGTGGGCCGGCTTTAATTCCCTAATGATGTCTTCCAGCAAGGTTTGCGACTGCCACCATAGCAGACGCTCGCCCATCGCAGAAACCCCGACCCTGAATCGGTATACCGGTTGCCCGGAGATCCGCACGCCCCATTGGTGACACACGACGGAGCCGTTCAGCCGATCGCCAATCCTGCCCCATCCGACCATGAACGGCACCGGCTCTACGATTTCAATCGTATAGCCCAGGGTGGCGGCCAACCCGATGAAATAGCCCCGGGACAATCCACCCCGCCCCCGGATCGTCCGCACTACCTGCTCCCGCCGAAACTGCAAGGGCTCGTCGCTGCCGGGCACTATCCCCAGGACCCGCTCCCAATCCGTCAGCAGTCGGGCGGTCTGATCCGGCCTCATCTCGGTCAGCAGGGCCTCGCCGCTTTGTTGGGCCGCATCCAGGTGGGCCGCGTCGATCGCAATGTCGGCGGCATGCTCACCGCCGAGCTCGATCGGGAACAGCAGGCGAAGGGTGGGCTCAGCTGACATTGATCACTCCAGGGCGCAACACCTGCATGGCCAGCGGGGTGATGGTGGCCACCGGCAGGGTGATCGCCGGATTAACGGCGCCATTGGAAATGGCGATGGCCGTTAGTTGGGGCAAATACAACTCCTGCCCGGGCGCGAACCCCGAGAGATAGGCCTCGATATCGACCTGCACCGCCGCAGCCAGGGCACTGCCGACCCCGGTCAGTGTCACGTCCTGCACCACCACGGCCGGAGCTAAGACCCGCACAAACCGAGCGCCCACCGGCCGAACACCATCGATATACGCCGCTACCGCATCCAGCAGATCCTGATTGGGGATCTCCGAGCCGGTGGTCACGGCATTGGCGACAATCACGACGTCGACGCTCTCACCACCCTGGGCCAGGGGAAAAGCGTAGGCCGCAGCCACGCCGTCGATCGACATGGCCCATTGCTCGTAATCATACTTGTTGCCTCCGGCGGGCGGTTGGCGAATATAGGCCAGCAGCCGGGCCAGATAGGCGGCATCGGTCTCACCCGCGGTGCGGCCGACTCCACGCACCCAGCCATGGTGTTCCAGGGCCTCGCTGTCGGCGGTGTCCGGGAAGATCTGCCGGCTGATCCATTCCTGATAGCGGTAGAGTCCCCAGAGTGCCGAGGCATAACCGGCGGCTTTCATGTAGGCCAAAGAGCCCTGGCTCACATCGACCGTGGGGGAGATGTTCTGAAAATCGACCAGGATGTCTTTTAGGATCTGATCAAAGGATTTTTCAAACGCCATTAAACTACCTCACGAAAGGTCTCAAACGTTGCCACCCGGCCATCAGCCTGCACCACTTCCACCTGAATTTTGAGCCGATGGAGATCAACCGTCCAGTCCTGTTCCACTGCCACCGCCACCGATTGCGCCCGGCCGGTGTCGACCAGCCATTGCAGGGCATCGAGATAATCGTGGCGGATCAGGGCCGCCGTGGTGGCGGTGTTCTTCATCCGCTCGCGCCGGCGCAGGCCAAAGGCGGGATTGTGCCACCAACTGCCCCGCTCGACCGCCAAACTCAAGTATATATTATTAGACAGCGTCGTGCAGGCATCCCAGGTCATGCTGCCGGCAAGAGCTCCGTTTTCGATGGCGATCGCGTAATCCATCACATCTCCTGCCCAGGCGTGGCAGTAGTCCCGTCACCGGGATCGATGCCGCCGTGGGTATGGCCATCATACACTTCCCGCATCCCGTGCATGCTCCGGCCACCGCTCTCAACCCGATCGATAATCTCGCCGGTGGCCTCGACCAGGGGAGTTTCAAACCGCACCTTGGTAGCGGCCTTGACCACCAGGGTTTCGGTGACAATCTCGACCAACCGCCCGCGCTTGAGATGGATGCAGTCGCCCTCGTCGGTGTAGATCGCAACCTCGCCACCCGCAACCGCAATCCGGTACCGCCGATCGTCCGAAGCAATCATGACAATATGGTTGCCGCTTTTGATCAGGATTGCCTCGGCCCCTGCCAGTGGTGCGCTGCTGAACCCGTAATGCTGCAGATACTCGCGATTGGTGAAGGTCTCGCCCGGTCGGCCCTTGGCGCTGAACCGCTTGATTACTCCCTCGGCCATGGCGGTGATGATCGCCCGGATCATGCCACCACCCCTGGCGTCCCCAGCTTCAGCCTGGTGATGGTGCCGCCGTCCCGTGACCTTGCAAACAAGCGGCCATAGACCAAAAAAACACCGTCCACCTCCAATTCCTCATCGCGCACCCGGCAAAACTCGTTGATCTGCCAGTTCTTTCCTTTTTGGCTGTGGCCCTGGACGGTATAGCCCAGCTGATAACCTTCGTGGCGTTGCTGCTCCATGATCATCCGGGCATGCAGGGGCGGACTCTGGGCGTCGTTGTTGTTCTGGGTGACGAACGGCTTGTAAAAGGGAAAGTCCGGGTCAGTCGCCACGCCTTCCGGCGAATTTATCTTGCTGGCATCCATGCCCATCTCGTCCTGGCCCTGCTGCTGGCCAATCACCACCACTTTGCTGTAGCGGCGGCTTATATTGTCGATCTCCTCACCATCCAGCACGTTGTTGCCGACCCCGTCCCGCATGCAGGTCAGGGTAAACAGCGGTTCACCCTTGGCCTTGGGTCGGCCGAAAACAAAGGTGCCGTCCGGCTTGGCGAAAAACATCAGGCCCCGGCTGGCCGAGTAGTTTTTCAACACCTCGAACACCGTCATCCCGGGCTCGATCTGGGAGATCTTTTGCGGGGTATCCATGAATCCCTCGATCGGCTCATCCACGGTCCGCTTTTTGCCTTTGAGCTTGCCGACAATATTTTCTTGATACTCGATTGCCTCGCGGTTGATGAAGGGCACGGTCTTGAGCAGCATCTCCGCCAGCTGCTTGAGCGTTTTGCCCTCAACGGTGACGAACTCCTCGCAGTACGAATCCACCAGCAACCCCATCAGGTCCCGGCCCTCGATCCGGTAGGTCAGCCCGTGCTTGTCGTAGCGCCGAGTACAGCAATCGATTATCCCGGTCAGCTCCCGCACCCCGTTGACAAAAAGCTCGCAGAGCTGCCCCTTTTTTATCTTCCTCTCGGGATGAGCGACCTCCAACGTAAATTTATCATCGGCAATGTAAATATCCGCCTCGATCTCGTAGGAGAGAAACCGCTCGATCCTCCGTCCGTCCACCTGCAGAGCAATGACATCAACTGACATAGATGGCCACCTCGCCGCTCACCTCGTTGGGGTTGCGGATCTCGTTGATGGTCAGCAGCCGCTCGGCCGCGCTGTAGGGCAGACCGTAGCGCAGGCAGACCAGGTGCAGGGGCAGGGTGTTGTCGAGCCGTACCCGGGTAATCTTTTCGCGCTCCAGCTTGATGGTGTTGACATGGGTCTGGAGGCTGAGCGCCTGCTGTTTGAGGCTGGTGCTCTGGCGGGCGAGGTTGACCGCAGCCTGCAGCCGGCCGCGCACCGTGGCCAGGCTGCTCTCCAGGTCGCGGACGGTCATCGGCTGGGTGTCAACGGCGCTGAACTGGGGCGCGGTATAGTTGCCCAGGGCATCGAAAACCGGCTTGCCCTCGGCCCGCTTGCGCTCGGCCCGGCGATCTTCGTCCTCTTTATAACAGTAGGCGGTCTGCAGGGCGATGTGGGCGGCGCCGCCAATGGTCGTGGTTTTGGCGAATCGGCCGGAGACCGCGCTCAAACCGTCCAGGGCCAGCCCCAGGTTGTCGACAAACCGCGCCGGCGCGCTCCGCAGGCCATCGGCCAGGCGAGCGTAGCGCTCCATGCAGCGGGCAACGCTGCCGATCACCCGGCCCGGCAGGTTGGTGCCGTAGTTGAGGATCGAGACCAGGCCATTGGCCGGATTGGCCACCGCGTTGAGGGTGCCCTCCAGGGTGGAGACATAGCCCTCGACCGTTTTGAGGTAATTGCGCGCCGTGGTGGAGATCCCGGACATCTGCTCGACGATGCCCAGCTCCGGATCCAGCTCCACCCCGAGGATGGAACCGGCCTCCGGCCCGAGGGCCGTGGTGAGGTCATCGCCGAATTCGAGCTTTTGCTCTTCGATGCTCGCGGCATAAGCTTCCTCCACCGAGCTCTCGACATCCTCGTGGGCGGTGTCGTCGGTATCCTCGATCAGGCCCTGGACAAAGGTGAGGTCAATCTCGGCGGTGCGATCGCGATCGTCATGGTGGAGATGGATCGATTCAATGCCGCCCCGCATCGGCCCGTACTTGGGATGGACCAGCTCGAACACCGCCAGGCTCTCCAAATGGGCCAGCAGCTCCTCGTGGCGGTCATAGGTGGCATGGTCGGCGCCGTCATCCCAGAAATAACAGCGGAACCGCACCACCCGGGCCTTCTGCCCCATATCCTCGAGCAGCGCCCCGTGTTTGTAGGGGTACTCGTGGCGGACAATGGCCCGCTCGATCTCGTCATCAATCATCTCGATTTCGAGGGGAATACCGTCCAGTTGGGCTTCGTAGAGGTCAGGCATGGTCTTATCTCAAATCCTGGACAGTGTCGCCGAAGCTGCCGCGTTTCAGCTTGACGGTGGCCCCGGTGTTGGGATCGCTGCTGCTGGTGGTGGCTCGGCCGTTCTGGTCAATGGTGATGTTGAGGTTGATGTATTTCTCCCGATCCGCCCGGGTGATCGCATCCACCAGGCCGCTCCACATGCCGGGGCTGCCCTGCTCGGAGCCATAGCCCTCGAAGAGGCCGGAGTTGTCCCGAGAGCGGTCAAAGGCATCGCGGACCATCATTGAGCCGACCACCAAGGTGCCGACAGCTACCCCCGCTGGCCCGGCAGAACCCATCATGAAGGGCAGTAGTGTTTTCCCTGGGCCGGTGGCTATTGGGCCGGGAACCCCGCCCTGCGATCTCAGCAGGTCAATAACGGGTTTGATCAGCCCGGCTGTCTTGCTTAACGCCACTAGAGAGCCGACCGTCAAGGCAATATATTCAGCCGTCTTGAGCCATCTCTGGACAGTCCCCTCTTTAAGGCCGTCCAAGGTTTTGGCTAAACTGCGGACCGGTCCATTCAGCTCGGCATGGGCGAACCGTTGCCAGCTCGTGTACAGGCTCTGCATAGCGGAGTTGAATTCTTCCGCAGCTCTTGCGGCGTCGCCCATCAACTCGCTGCCGTCTCCAACAACGTCCATAAATGGCATGGCCGCGTTCTTGCCCGTCTTTTGGTATTCGGCAATGAACGCCTTGAAGCCATCCATGGTCTGCATCCCGAATATCTTGCTGAGTTTGTCGGGATCCCCCTTGGTTTTTTTCAAAATCTCATCGATCAGGCCCACCAAAGGCTTCAAGACCTTATGTCCTTTTTTCATC